TCAGCATTAGCCCCTCTACCATCCATAATCAATTGTGTGCCATGCCATAAAAAGAATTCTCTCTGTAAAACATCTGCTGACATAGGCAACGAGAAGTTTTCACTTTTGTAGCCATTTATTTTGGTTGTAATTTGCTCTGGGTCAGGACCGTCAATATAAATCAAGTCAGGTGTGAAGTTAGGTAAATCTTCCCACCTATTTACTATCTGTCCGCCTGGACCACCAAATTCAAATAATTCAATTTGTGAACTATGTGGGGTGATAAATTTTTGTACTTCCTCTGGGATTCTTTCAAGGCTAGTTTTTAAGAAGTAGGGGGAAGCATCAATAGTTAATAGTTGGAAAGCGTTTGGATGCCGACATTCTCTTAAATAATCTTGACCAAATTGTAAATAGTTTTGATATAAAGCGATACCAAATATAAGAGTTGAATAACCTGAACCAAATTCTAATATCGAAACCACATAAGATTCTCTAGTTGTTTTGTATAGATAATAAAGGTCGCTGAACTCAGGTGGGTCTAGCTTGTTTTCCCTTTGGGCTTTATTTGGTGATATCAAATCATTATTAGTAAAATCACTTATGAAATCATAAAATTGTTGCTCAGTTGCTATATCGGTATTGTGCCAGAATGTTGAATTTTTCTTCATGTTTAATTTATATTATTCTTCCCTCTGTAACTAATACCTTCAAGGTTATAGTTGATAAAAGGATTTAAACTATAAATGTCGCACTTATATAAATTTTTTAACTTTTGCTTCACTGCTATTGATTGAACTTCAAAAGCGTAATTACGTTGTTTAGCCTCAGCCATATCCGATTGATTACCAGATTCATAACCATAATTTTTGACCCAAGTTTGACCATCAAGTTCACCACAGTCGTGACCAACAAGAATAATATTCTTAGCACCAAGATAAGCAGCAAAGTGCATAGCAGAAGTGATACTTGACCAAGAGACATATAATCCTGCTTCTTGGTCAGGCCAATCTCTATCGACCCTAGCGTGCTCACACATATTTTGCTTGTGGTAGAAGCCATAAAGATTTGGTAAATCAGGTAGTGTCTTAGCATACTGATTTCCACAGTCTCCAAAACTGACTATCACTTTTGTTCTAGGCATTTTTTCAGCATGCTTAATCGCTTCAGGGTGGTGTTTCGTTAAGACATATTTAGTTTTAGGTAAATATTCTTGTCCAACTTCATTCACGCAAATTGTTATTTTATTCTTAAAAAAAATAGGATTTATAAAATTTAATGTTGCGCCAGAGCCTAAGACATAAATGTCTTTATTTTTATGAGCATTTTTTAACGCTGAGATATTTTGATTTAATCCCATGTATTTTTTCTTCTTCTTCTAATAGACCACTCCCCTGAACTCATGTCACCACATTGAACTTTCACCTGATAATAATTAGAGTTGTCGTGATAAGTTTGGTCATTTCTTTGCTGATAACCAGATTTAAGTGTTGATGAATTATCGTGGGCTATGGGTATGAAAGATTGTTCAATGTTTAGATTTAAGGCTTTTATTCTTCTTTCGTAATCATTATCTTCAAAGTATGCTGGATGTAATCCTTCATCAAATAATCCAACCTGGTCAATTATCTTCCAGCCGACACTAAAAGCACACCAGTTTGGCGCACCATTAGATAAAAGAAGCTTGTCTGGTTTAGATGATTCTGCGAACATCTTTAACGAATCTCCACCCCACTCAACATCAAAATTGCTAATCAACCAATAATCAGACATTGGTGTTGATTTGATTCCTAGATTCCAAGATGAGGCAACGCCTAAGTTACTTGGTATTTTTAAGTGCCATATCTTGTTTATCCACTGATTCCAAACAGGTAAATAGTCATAATCTTTTGCGCCGTTGTTGATTATTATCAAATCTTTAATTGGGTAATTGATTGACATAATCATTCTGTCTAGGAGGTCGTGCCTAGTCAAGACAGGAACTATCATTACAGGTATCATGGGATGCCCTTTAAAAGCCTTAAAAGGCCAAAATTAGCCTCTTTCATGGATTATTCAGCCCCAGGTATTACGGATGCTTCTTGAGCGTGGAAATAGGCCTCTAGAAATGGTTTCCAGTATTTCTCATAAACTGCGTCAGCATAATAATCTTGAGCGAACTCCATAGCCTTTATGCTTTTAATTCTGTCTCTCTTATGAGCCTCAGATAAAGCATTGATAATTTCTGGTACTGAGGGTACATGAAAGAAAGATTTTTGTGGTGCGTCCCATAAAGGTTGTCCGTTAATTAACCATCCATCGCCACAAAGTTCAGCAGATGCCGCAAAATTAGAAACTATCACTGGTGTTCCACAAGCTTGTGCTTCTATTGTAGGGATACCAAATCCTTCACCATAACTAGTCGCTAGTAGCACATCCATACCTGTATAAAGGCAAGCCAGTTGTTCTTGTGAGTATCCATATCTTAATTGGTAAGGGTCAGCGATTCTAACTTTTGACCTATCAATACCACACGCAATCAATAAGTGATTTAACTTGATTCCACCTAAAGAACCATCTGGGTCGGTATGTAAATATAAATAAACATCTTCTTTATTTTGAGCAAACATCGCGAACGCTAATAAGTTTTCTCCAAAGGCTTTTCTGCAAGGATAGATTCCTTTATTTGCAGCGTTCATCCCAACTACAAAAGCGTCTTCTGGTATTCCCATAAATTCTCTAGCAGTTATTTTGTTACCTTTGATATCGGTTATTTCTTCAGTTGGTTCAAATACCTTCTCAATAGCATGAGGAATATAAACTGAATCAATATTTACTTTTTTTAAGGCTTCTTGTCCGTACTTGCTCATAGCGATTGGTGTGACAAAATCTTGCTGACACCATTGTGCTACTTCTGGAGGAACAGGCATGTGGTCAATTGGAACCCATGAAGCCACAGGCCAATCTTTCCACTTCTCTCCTTTAAATACCCAAGTATCAAATAAAGTGAGTAATAATCTTTTGGCTTCTGGGTCTTGATTAAACCAATCAAAAGCATGTGCTGGTATGACATCATTTGAATATGGGTCTGCGCCTCTTGGATAACAATACAAAGGTCCATTTTCAGTTGGATAAACTGTCGAGTTCGCCTCTAATCCATATAAACAAGCGACTGCTGTGGGATAACCATCGTTTAATAATCTTGAAGTGACCTGTTTAGTTTGTTGGCCATAACCAGTACTTGCCCAGGGAGCATTACTTACGAATAATATGCGTTCTTTTTTTTGATTATTTTTAACTATCTTAAGATGACTGGCTTTACTTAAAAGCTTCTTTTCATTCTTATTCACGCAGGAACTCCAAATGTACGCAGGTGTCTCCCACCATATTACAGATGGGAGACGATTTATGTCTAGGACACGGCCTGCGCTCCGTATCCTAGAACTTTTTCAGGTCAGACTCGGATTAGGAGTTGCTTGACTTGAAGAACTTCACGTGACTTTGTTGGATTAAGTTTCCATCAACACGGAATGTTGCACGGAAAGTAACTAGGTCAGATGAGAATGCGAAATCATCGCTTCTATCTAAACGAAGTCCACCAACTTGTCTTACATAATATGAAGGCAGGTGGCCAAATATTACGGGCTTCACTGCTGATGCTGCTGATGCCATCGCTGGGTTTTCGTAAATTGGATGTCCTAGTAGCAAGTCTCTTGCTTCTGAAGACAATGATGGTGTGAACAAGTATTGTCCAGCATTATCTTTCAATTTACGTACGTTTGCGATAGAGGTTCCGTTCATCATGAAACCAACACCTGGGAGTCTTCTTGCGGCTCCGTCAAGTGAGTACACCAAATCAATGATGTTATCGGCTGTTGGATTAAGAGAAGTTCCTGTTACTGCTGAACCTGCTCTTGAAACGATGCCGTTTGGTTGCACTGTTCCTGTACCAACTGTTAATGCGTTGTTGATTGCATAACCCATTGCATTACCAGTTTGTTGTGCGAGGAATCCAAGGATATCCACACCTGAGTCTTCAATAAGTTCGCGTGAAACTTGAGTCAAGAATGAATACTTGTATGCGCTCAAGGTTACGAAGTTGTTGAATACTGGGTCAGATTCGCCAATTTCAGAACCTTCTGAAGTTACAGTTCCAGTTGAGTATGCGCTCAATGATGGAATTTGTAGGTTTTCGCCACTTGCGGTATTCAAGATGGTTGAAGTTTCTAACATTGGTCCAACTAATCTTGCCAAATCAATTACTTGATTGTAGAAAGAAGTTGGTACTGGTGAGCCTGTTGAACCCTTTGATACGTCTCTTCTTTCAAAGTCGTATGAACGGATTTCACCTCTGGCTAAAGAACGAATTGCTTCAACATCAGAATCATCTTTTCTGGTGTCTGCAACTGGGCGTGCTTGGTTTTCTAAACCTTTCATAGCTTCTAGAGCGCGTGCTTCGCGGTCTTGGTCTGCTTTGATGGTTTCAATTACTTGTGCGCGTTGGTCTAAGTCAGCATTGATACGAACATATTTCTCGTTTTCTTCTGCTGTTAAATCACGCTTTTCTGAAGCAGCAGCATCAAGTAGGGATTTTGCTTCTTCCCATGCTTTTTGTCTGGCTTCATGTTGCTGTTTAATGTAATCTTGTGACATTAATTTACTCCATGAGTTGTAGTTGTTTTATTTTCTGCATGGCTCCATGACAGGGATACAAGGGTGGCTCACACTCACTTGTAATCTAATTATTGCACAGATTTAGTAGTTAATATCTCTTGCTTCTGCAGGAGGGATGATTCGAGTTTCTTTTACTGGATTAAAATTATTTGTTTCTTCAGGTTCGCTTAATAACAAAATGGCTTCTGCCATCTTCTCTGCATATTCAACTATCACGCCAGACTCAGGGTTTCCTGCTGCTTTAAGTAATGCTGACTTGATTTCTTCTTTATTCATAATCACACCATCTTATATAGTAGGTCGAGTTGCTGTCTTTTAATATTTAATAAATCTTTTTCGCTTGGTTTATCTTCCCTAAGCTTGTTCACCACTTCGTTTATTAAACTGGCTTCTTTATCTTTTAAAGTTTCTCCAGCCTCGAGTTTGAGCATAACATCTGCTAAGTCATCAACATCAACTTTTGTTCTTGTGGCCAGAATATCTAATGAACGAACGCTCGCTGTTGTCGCTTGATAGGCAGGGAATCCGGTAACGATTGACACTTCATGCAATCTTATTTCTTTTAATGTTCTTGTTTTTCCATCGTCTGAATACTTATCTCCACCTCTAGGAACGGAGAATCCAAAACTCATAGCGTGAACATCTCCTCGCTTCATGAGTACTGCTAAATCGCGACCAGCAGTTGTGTCAGGTAGTGTGGCTTCTGCTAATAATCCGTTATCGTCTTCGATGAGTCTCAATGTCTTAGAGCGAGTGGATGCTAATACTTCATCCATATTGTGATTCTTAAATAGTTTAACTTCGTTACGAGATTTTAATGAACGACTGAAAGCACCAGGCATGATAGTTTCAACAAAAGGTAGTGGCTCTGATTCGCTGTTAAAAACAGCAGCATAACCAGAGAAGCGCATGCCGTCAGATTCAGCGTTATCTAGTCTTAATTCAAAATTGATATCTGTCTTGACTCTGCGTTCTACTTTTGTCATCGGGCTTCCTTCTTCTTGTTGTCTTAAGTTTACATGAATAGATGACCATCTTGATTGTTCTTCTTCTGCATTTAATCTATCTACCACACCTTGAGCATATTCCATAGTTCTTCTAGCTTGTGCTTTTGAAGGTCCACTTCCCCAAAGTAAATGAGCGACCAGACCTGCACCTGGGTAACCTGAATCACTTTGGTTAGAATTTGATGGAGCGTCTAAATCGACTAAGTGTCTAGCAATCCAAGGAGCAATCCTGCGCCACTTATCTTCTGATACTTGACCAGCAGCCATATTTCTTGCTTCTTGTTTTGTTTTATCTGTTAAGCCATCTCCACCAAAACCTTGACGATTTAATTCAAGTCCACGTCTAGCAGCAGCACGCATATAGGCTGGAGGAGTTAAATTCACTTGTCTTACTTCTTCTAACTCATCTTCTAATTCTTCTTCATCAACAGGTTGCCAAGCGTTGCAATAATATGAGCCACTGACATAATCATCCCACTTCTCACACCAAGCACGAAGTTCCCCATCATCAAATTCTTTAACATCATCTTCTTTGTAAAAAATACAGTTACCACAAGCGCGACCCTCTGGAACATCTTCGCTAAGAGATGGTCTGTAATTATCAGGCAAAACTCTTTTTTGTTTCTTCATCTTCTTATATTTAATTCTTAAATCATCAATTTTAGTAAGAGTTGAGAATTTATGGCCAACCAAAACATCTGTATCTTCCCAACCATCTTCTTCTTCTCTAAAAATTCTTATCAACGCAGCAGGGTCATCTTCAGTTCCCTCAACTGTGAAATCTGAATCAGGAACATTGATTGTTCCATCTCTTACAATACGAACAATTCTTCCTCTTGCCCTACCACCAGAAGAGTTCCAAGAAACAAAATCACCAATTTTTAATTCATCAGGTCTCGCTCTTTCTCCACCTGGTTCAATATCTTCAGCGATTGAAACTGCAATCATTTGGTCGATAGCGTCTTGCTTAGTTGTGTGACAACCAATAACTTCGCCATCTTCTTTAATAGTTGCCCATCCAGAACAATCAGGTGATGAATCAGTAATGAAATATGGCATCAGTTATCCTGTTTAATAAAAGAGATAGAGTGACCTGATTTAGTTGATACTCCATAAACTGTGTTTCCTGGTCTTAAAATTAAATCAAGGCTATCAAGTTTCACTAATTGCAAACCTGTTGTAGTTGTGACATCTGTTCCTCCGATATAGACAGCGTCTGAATTATCGTTATTGTGAATATGTAAATGTATAGGATTAGATGAAGCGACACCATCAATTAATGTCGCTGCTGTGCCAATTGAGACTACGCCACTTGTTAAAGCCATTATTTAACCTCATAAACTGATTCTGGATTATTTGGGTCAATTTGTGCTACTGGTTGAAGTTGCGTGCTAGGAACTCCTGTGTGTTTAATTGGAGGTAATTCTAATGCTTTCAAGGTTTCTGCTGGGTCGTATCCTGACAATACTAATCTTTGAACCATTTGTACTTTCTTATCTTGTTCAATTATATTGGTGTCAGTCAAATCAATGTTCGCTAACGGCACTCGAAATTGGTCGCCATCTTCAACAGGTGTTAAGTCTTCAAATCTTCTAACATCATTCACAGAATAAAACCCACTCTGCAATCCAGTTGAGTACCCTGCTATGCGTGTTTGGAAGTCACCTCTTAATAATCCATCAACATTGAATTTTAAGAACGCTACTGTTGGTAACAATCTTGAATACGCGTCTTCAATCTTAGAGATATATGGTCTTAAAGTGTGGACTACGAAATTGATATTATTTTGCTCAACGCTGGCATAAGACATCGCACCAGGCGTTGTGATTCCTATCATGTGTGGAGGAACTCTGAACATTCTTGCTACTTCTTCAATAGCCAGTTTTCTTGAATCAAGCATCTGTGCTTCATCTGGATTAGCACCAGTCTTTTGATATGATGCCCCACCAAATAAAATGCCTGTCTTGTTTGACTTACGATAACCACCATGTCGATTATCAAAACCATCTACTAAATCTTTAGCTTGTTCCCTTGTTAAATTTCCGGGATATTCAATTATTCCTTGTGTCGTTGCACCTTGACCAAAGAATCTTGAAGCGAAAGATTGTAATGCTGAGGCCAATCCTAAGTTGTCTTTTAATTCTGTTACGCGAGAAGTTCCTCTCAACTTACCTGGTCTTCTAACTTCTGTTATGTGAATCATTTCATCGGAGGTTATTACAGCCTCTTGTTGGTTATCGATTACATAAACTATTTCTCTAGATTGTGGGTCGCGTCTAACTTCAATGCGAGTAGGGTCAAGACAAACTAAGTTGGCTACATCTCCGTTGCCATCTCTAAAAATTCTAACGAAAGCGTTGCCATCTAATAGTAAAGAAATTAACACTTGTTGATAGTGCTCACTTCTTAATAAATCAATATCTGGTCGCATTACCCACTCTGGTCTTGGACGATATGGGACTCTACTTCCATCTCTTCTGATGAAAGCGTCCATAGGTAAAGTTGAAATAGTATCGCTTATCAACAGAACGCACGCATAGAAAGCGTTAATGCGTAGGCTTGTATCTTGGTCAATGTTCGTACCAGCCTCGGTTGTGAATGCGAAAGAATCTCCAGCACCCCAAACTGATTGGTAACTTATGGCTCTTTTTTCATTATTGAATAAATTATTTAACATTATTTGGTTCTCTCAATAGATAATCCGATTAAAACTAAACTTACTCCAGCACTTATGATACCAACAGGCACATAAATTAAACCTAATCCAAAAGAAATCGCGGCCAGACCTGATAGTTGAGTTATGGCTATTAACACTAATCTCCTCAAAAGCTTATAAATCCTGGAACAATTTGTTCTGGTTCTTGTCGAACCACAGTCGCTCTATCAAAAGCAATAATACTAGCAACTGCCGCATCTATCTTGCGTGGTGAACCTCGGTGTTCTTTAACGATTCTAGGACCTAGTCTATCAATCTTTACGACAGCATTACTCAAGTGTCGCGCTAATAATGGATTATTATCATGAGTTAATTTTTGTTCAGCAACAGCATCGTAAAACTTTGAACATGCTGGAACCATACGCATAGCAGAAGTTGAAGGCCACTCGACTATCGGGATACCTGCTTCTTGTAAAACCTGCATTGACCTTTGCCAACGAAATGGGTCACAAGCAACTTCTTTTACTTTATATCGTCCACAAAATTCAAGAATAGTATTTTCAACCTCGGCAATATCGACACGCCAATCATCTATATCAGTTGGTTGTTTTTCCCATGCCTTAACTAAGAATACGTGTGGAACTTCTTCAATAGTCACACCCACTATGACAGAAGCGTCACCAGAGAACGAACCATCAAATCCTAAAATTATTTCTTTTTCGTTATCTATTTCTTTTTCACTAGCGCAAGAGTCCCAAGTACCATTAGGTAGCCAGGCTGTTTGATTTGATACCCAGGCGTTTGTTCTTTTGGTTCTAAATTCTGCTTCTGGTGTTCTTTTGACGGCAGACTCAAAATCTTCTTGTGAGTTTAAATCACCAAATGCTGGATTGGCTAACTGCCAAGTATCAGGACTTCTATGGTCTGAATCAACTGGTGCTTCCCACCATGCCATAAAAAATGATGGGTCTATCACTTCACCTCTAGAAACCTTTTGTCCATATTGATATAAAGCGTAAGCGACTGAATCTTGACCTGTTGAATCTGCTTTCACTCCTGCTGTTGTGATTGCTAGTAATAATGGTTCGCGTCTAGCACCCATACCAAGTTGCATAACATCGAATAGTTCCCGATTTGGTGCCGCATGTAACTCATCATAAATAACTAGCGATGGAGATAATCCTTCTTTTGTAAAAGCTTCTGAAGATAAGACTCGATAGATTGAACCAGTAGAAGGGACTTCAATAGCGTCTCGATACATTTTCACCTGGTCAGATAATTCAGGATTAGCCTCAATCATTTTCTTAGCATCACCAAACACAATCCTGGCCTGGTCTCTATCGGCAGCGCAAGAATATATTTCTGCTCCATTATCTCCTGTGAATAATCCCCATAATGCTATGCCTGAACTCATGGCCGATTTTCCGTTCTTCCTGGCCATGCCCACAAGGGCTAGTCGGTGCTTTAATTTCTTTTCTGGAGTCAAGGCGAAGATATTACTTAGTAAAGTTTCTTGCCAATCTCGCAAGACAATAGGTTCGCCTGCTTTGCCCGCAACAGTATCTTTAGTTTGTATACACATTGTATTTACAAACTCGATAGCGTGTTTTCCACGACTTCTTTTTAATTCTTCTTCTTCAACTGGAGTGACCCATTTAGGAGGCCAAGATTTAGAGTTCGTCTGCTTTTTGTTTGGCACGCAACTCCTCTAATTTTGATTGTCTTTTTACTTCTGCTATTCCAAGTCTTGACCTATCGGTGGGTGTGAATCCTAACAAGCTTAGGCCATGCATGATTTGAGAATCTAGTTGTCGCAAGGCTCTTCTATCTTCTGGTCTGTTGTCTCTTAAT